ATGTAGGGCTGGGGACGATAGATCACGTTGTTGGTGCGCTCCATCATCGTGCCGTCGGTGTTGTAGACGGACACATTGCGGGACAACACCAGAGCATCGTTAAAGCCTTCGAGGATGTCCTCGAACGCAACGCGCTCTTCTTTTGAAAAACTATTAGCCATGATTGACTCCTAAAAAAATTACTTGGGTGCTGATCGTTTCTGCGCCCGATACTGAATGACTTTCGTCATGTTGCCAGTACGGGCTGCTTCTTCTCTCAGCCGTTCGAGGGTTGAGTCCACCGCACCTGAAGATCGTCCAGTTCCCGAGACGATACGCTCTGGTGCGGGTGCTGCTCTGCGATTGGTAACTTTCAATTCTTTCTCCAGTTTCGCTACCGCAAAGGCAAACTTTACGGGGTCTTTGATGTCAGACAACTCCTTGGCCTTCTTCGGGTTCTTTCCAAGTGCGTAGACGACAAGAGCAGGATTATCTGCACCTTGCAGCATGACGCCTTGCTGGGTGATGTTGAAGACTTCCAGGGCCACGGCCTCGGCATCCTCAAAATCTTTGACTCGCAACTCGGCTTTCGCCTTGCCGTAGCCATCCAGTTTGGCTTTCCAGGCCTTCTGCTGATTCATAACTTCAGCTTCTTGCCTGGCGCTGGCCTCATCGGCTTGACGCTTACGCTCAAACCAGTCGGCCAATGCTGCCTCGAATTTATCAGCATCGTAATCGTGATCTTCCAGCTTCGGCTTTACTCCCAGCACGACTGGCTTGGTCTCAGTCTGTGCGGTTGTTTGCAGCTTATTCTGAAGCTCGCGGTTCTGACGTTGCAATTCTCGGTTCGTCTTGCGCAGCTCGCGTACCCATTCAGGCGCATGAGTCTGTTCTTCAAGAGGTGGCGCTTCCTCACCAATGCTGACAACAACTTCCTCGGTATCTTCAGTTTCCACCTCGTCAACGGGTTCGTTGACTACGATTTCCTCTTCTTCTACCTCGATCTCGCTGTCATCAATTTCTGCCTTTTCAGTCATCTTCAACCCCATCAAACTCACCCATTAAAAACGGCTGGGTGGATACCGTTAATTACATTCTCGCCCTTTTTCTGTCATCTGACAACGGGCTGCACAATCTGGCCGCGCAATATCTCTTGCACAGCCTCTGCATTTGTAAGTGCCATATTCTGGGCGGTCTCGTCAACCTTGCCGAGCGTCTCCAGCGTCTTGGCTCGGCTGAGTTCCGCATCGGCCACGGTTTTGACGGTGTTGGCACGGGCCTGGGCGGCCTTGGCTGTGGCCTCCTCTGCCGCTGCCTGGAGATACATGGCGTTGGGGTCTTGGGGCTTGCCCTGCATCTCGGCCATGAGTTCCTGGGCCTCGTCCTCGGTGGGCTTGACCACGCCCATGCGCAGGAGTTTCTTGCGGAAGTAGGCGTTTGTGTCGCTGAGGCCTTCGCCCTCCATGTTCATCATGGCCATTGCGGTCAAGACTTGCGCAGTCTCTGGGTCTTGCGTCATGGCAAGCATTCCGGTCAGGGCACGGACGGTTGCCTGCTTTTTGCTGCTGCTGGACGGGCCGACCTCGGCAATCACATCAAAGGTGGCAGAGCTGAGATCGTTTTCCATGACCATCGCACCTGTTTCTGTGTCAATCGCAGGCTTCATCAGCTCGACAACGCTGGACTCGCCAGTTGGTGCAATGGCCTTCATCTTGCGCTTTTCTTCGACGTAAATGTCTCGCGCCATTGATAGCCAAATCTCGCCGCTGCGTTTCATGCCCTTGGCAAAATTGCTCATGTAAATGAACGACTGCATGTCCACACGAGTCTGGATCATCTCCACGGCTTTGCCAGATATGCCCGACACCATCTTGTCAGCGCCTTGCGGGTTGCCCAAAATTTCCTGCATGTCGGTCTCTGTGATCTGCAGGAGCGCGGCCATTGCTGGAGGTATCTGTGGGCTTTTCGTGTAGGCGATGGGGCCGCTGATTTGCTGCTCGCCGTTTGGCCCTGTGATTGGATTGACCAACAGGTATGGGTAGTCCTTGAGGTTGTCCTCAGCCCACATGACCTGGTGGCCTGCGACCTGCTCTGGAACCAAGATTGGCTTTTCCACGCTGGACAGTGCGCTGATCTCGCCCAGCTTTGAGAGCTGCATATTCTTCAGGCGCTGGGCATCTTTGGCCAGGCGCACCGCTCCCATGCAGCGTTCGATGTTGTCCACGAACCATCGCTTGCCGTAGACCACGACGATGGGAATGCAGTTGCCTGCAATGTAGCCAGCATCCTCAAGCACTTTGCCACCGGACATGATGTACTTGCGCACGCGCTTGCGCTTGACCTTTTTCTGCCGCACCTCAAGGGTTCCGATGGCTGCCAGCGTTTCCTCTAAGGTCTCGTCGGCTGCGAAGTCGGCAGAGCTGTAACGCTCCTCGGTGCCGTCGATGGCCTGGAAGATTCGGATGGTCTCGATCTTTTCCTCGACCTTGAAGTACTCAGCCACAAAAACGACATCAGGCGTTGCCCAATCAAACTCATACTGGTGGATGATCTTGGGCCAGTCTGTGGGGTCGTCGTTGTAGATTTCTTTGTAGCTCTCACGGGTCATGCTGGAGACCACAAAGGCATACTTGGCGTCCGACTTGTCCTGGCGCTTGGCGTTCAGGTCAAAGAACACCGAGCTGTCGGCATCAAAGATTGGCTCCATGCGGATGCGCTGCCGGTCATCTTCTCCGTTCTCTTCGTCCTCGTAAACGGTGCGCAGCCGCCATGCGCCAATGCCGCCACCGACTGCCTCCTCGAAGGCGTTGTCGTAGGCCTCGTCTGCCACGGAAGCCTGCTCGTCGGCACGGTACAGGCCATCGCAAACCTCGGCCAGCTTTTCGTTATCTGTGCCATCTTTGGACACATAGTCCACGGTGATGCGGTTGTTGCGGTATTCGTTGACGATGCGAATGACCGCCAGCATGATCTTGTTGACCTCAAACTTTGGCTTGTTCTCATACTGATCCCACAGTGGGCCTTCCCACTGGCTGCCGCACAGGGAGTAGAAGCGCCTGTCTTGCAGGCACTGCAGGCGCTCATCCCGCAGCGCAGTCTGGATGTCATTGAACTGGCGCAGGGCTTCGCTGTGCAGATTCGAGAGCCTCTGATCGTTTGAGATTCTGGCCATAGATTAATTCCTCAATTTGTGCAATTGTCTCACCACTTTTTCATATTGGCGATTGGGGTAAAAGCAACAGGCCTGGCTGCGCTGGATCGCCGCACGGCCTCGCAGGCATACCGCAAGGCGTCAATGACGTGGTTTTTCTTATCCTCAAGCACCGGCAATATTCTGCCGGTCAATGGGTCTTGCTTATAGCTGTAAAGGGTCAGCTCGTCAATTGTGTGGATGCAGCGTGGGTGGACAACGATGTCGTAGTTCTTCAGGAACTCAATGCCTTCCTCGACAGACTTCGGGCCTTTGATCGCCGTCATGATCTTGGGAAAGCCGTTCTTCTTCATGTGGCTGATGGTCTCTGGCCTGGCCGAGTCTGCCACGATGGGCCACTTCTCGGCCTCGGGCACGGTCATGAACAGCTCAGGGGTATTCACGATCTCGCAGCCGATCATGTAGGCCTCGTAGTCGATGTAGAGCGTGCGGCCAATGATGTGGCAGCGCACCAGCGTGGTCGGATCGACGGCAAAGCCCCAGTCAGCGCCGAGGCGGTGGATGGCGTCTGGCGGTGCCTCGAAGTCCTCGACACGCCAGTTCTTGAACACTCGGCTGTTGCTGTTGGTCAGGTACTGGCCCATCCAGACATGGCTGTACTTGTCGGGATCGCGCCGCTTGTCGTACTCCATCTCGTCGCGCAGAACGTCTGGGAACCACGGGTTATCGGTGAAGTTGACCTTTAGGACAGTGGCATCTTTGGGCGGTGTCGGTCCTCGCAGCAGGAAGTCCACCGGGTCGGACTGATCGCGTGGGTTCCAGGTGAACCACAGTTCTGAGCCTGGCTTGCGGATAGTTGGCCGCAGCAGGTCAAGGCTGGTCTGGCTCAGGCTCTGGGCCTCCTCAACCCAGGCGCAGTCATAGCCCTCCAGCGACTTGATCGAGTCGGCGGTGTGGTTTTGCATGCCCTGGAAGATGATCGCACCGTCAGCCTTCTTAGACTTGATGACAACATCCTGCACCTCGAAGTAAGCGCCAGCGTTCATGTCCTGAATCTTTGTTTCCAGCAGGCGCTTGACGGACTGGTTGAGCGACTTCTGGATTTCTCGCACGCAGACGCTGCGCCGCTTCTGATCCATGATGTGGGCCTCGATCATCAGCTCGGCAAACATGTGGGACTTGCCAGAGCCTCGGCCACCCCATGCGCCTTTGTAGCGGCTTGGCTCCAGCAAAGGAAGTGCCCATTCTGGGGTTGCAAGTTGCAGGACGCTCATGTTTTGACGATCACACGCTTGATTTCCCTGAACTCCAGCGGTGCACCATCAGCTCCGGTCACCTCGTGCTTTTGGGTTTCAGCCCAGCGCATCTGGGTTTTGCTCCACCAGATGGCCGCAGTCGTGTCGCCTGCCATGACCTTCTGGAATAGGGTTTTCCCGACCTGTCCGTTGGCCTTGGCTTTGCCTGAGACCAGCTCGTTGGCAAAGTGGGCGCGGAGGGTATCAACATGGATGCCATCGCGCACCAGGACTGCGATCTGCTCGATGGGCAGGCCGTATCCTGACAGGGCTTCCACCTGTTTGCGCTCGGCTGCAGTCGGCTCGAAGGCTGGTCGGCCTGCGCCTTCACGAGCACCACCATTGGGGCCGCGCTTTTTTAGTACGGGTTTTTCAGTTTTCGTTGCCATTTTTAACCTCCGCGAAAGGTTGTCCGGTTTCTGCGTGAACTGCGATTTTGCCTGTGAAGTCCTGCCAGCGCTTGACGATAACGTCGCAGTAACGTGGGTCCAGTTCCATCAGCATTGCCGTGCGACCGTTCTTCTCAGCTGCGATCAGGGTTGTGCCGGAGCCGCCGAACGAATCGAGCACGATATCGCCGCCCTTCGTGTTGTTCAGCAGTTGGTACTCGAACAGCGCCACCGGCTTCATTGTCGGATGCTCGCCGTTGCGCGCTGGCTTGTCGAACTCCAGGATGGTCGTCTGCTTGCGGTCCGCTGCCCAAAGGTGGCCAGCGCCGTCCTTCCAGCCGTACAGGCACGGCTCGTGTTTCCACTGGTAGTCCTGTCGGCCGAGCACCATGCTGGACTTCTTCCAGATCAAGCACTGCCGCACGGTCCAGCCAGCGTCCTTGGCCGCGCCACGGAAGTTATAGCCCTCCAAATCCGCGTGCCAGATGTAGAAGACCGCGCCAGGTTTCATGACGGTGTCGGCCGCCGTATAGGCATCGCGCAGGAACTGCCGGAACTGATCGTCGCCCATCTCGTCGTTCTTGATGGTCAGCTTTTCCTTCGTGCCGCCCTCGTAGGCCACGTTATAGGGTGGATCTGTCAGCCACATGTCCACCAGCTGGCCGCCAGTGAGTTTGGTCAGATCGTCGACGCTGGTCGAGTCGCCGCACAGCAGCCGGTGCTTTCCCATCACCCAGACGTCTCCTGGAACCGTGACAGGGTTTTCCTGCACGGCAGGAGCATCGTCAGGATCGGTGAGGCCATCGGTGCCTTGCACTGGCATTAGCGCCGCGATTTCCTCATCGGTAAACCCCACCAGATTCAGATCGAACCCAAGATCACCAAGCTCACCCAGCTCAAGCGCCAGCAGTTCGTTGTCCCAGCCAGCGTTCAGCGCCAGCTTGTTGTCGGCGATGACGTAGGCGCGCTTCTGGGCATCGGTCCAGCCTGCCGCGACCATGACCGGCAATGATGCCATACCGAGTTTGCGAGCAGCCATCACGCGACCATGACCGGCAATGATGCTACCGGACTCGTCCACCAGGACAGCGGTCGTGAAGCCCCACTCGCGGATGCTGGCCGCGATCTGGGCCACCTGCTCCTCGCTGTGGGTGCGCGAGTTCTTGGCGTAGGGGACCAGCTTTTCGATGGGCCACTTCTCGACCTTGTCGGCTGGATTTGTTTTGTGGGATTTTGTGGTCATGCTGCATTCTCTCCTTTTTCGAGTCGGTTGGCCACTAGGGTGGCGTAGCCAGCGATGTCGATCCAGTTGTCGGCGTAGTTCGGATCGCCGTTGATGATCCTGGCGATCTTGTGGGCGATCATGTCTAAGGCCTCGAGCTGGTCGGACTCCAAATCTTTGCTGCGTGCTTTTGCCGCCGAGTGGATGACCTGCTTAATCACCTGGCTGATTTCGGCATGGCCTTGAAAGCTGCCGTATCTGGCCTCGCGGCCGGCCAGCATCTCGTTCACGTTCGTCTGTGTCATGTTAGTGCTTCCTTACTTTCCTGTGGATAACTTTTTTTTGCGTCTCAACCTTCCTGCGGCATGAATTTGCTCCGCGTCGGAAGGGAACTGGGAACACACCTAAAGGTGTGTGTTCCGTTCCGTTCCCTTTTTCCGCCGTTTTGCCCAGGGAACTGAGTTCCGTTTTTTTCCGTTCCGTTCCCTTGTTCCCTTCTTGGTCCTGTGGATAACTCTGTGAATAACTCATTTCAGCGCTCCGACTTTCTGATCAGCATGGAGCTGGCCTGGGCATCGTTGACCACTATCCAGCCATGCTCGAAGGCCTCGATGATCTCGGCCACCAGCAGGTCTGCGATGGGTTTTCCGGTGGCGCTTGGCTTGATGTAAACCTTGGCCGAGGCCTCGCTCACGTCCATCTTCTGCACCAGGTAGTCTGTCATGGCCGACCTGCTGAGGTAGGGTAAACCATTACGCTCCTCGGCTCCTGATGACCACCAGGCGTTCTCAAAGGTCTTGCGATGGCTGTCGATCTTGCCGTCCTTCTTGGCGACCGTTGGTGCCTGAGCCTGGACGATGACGGCCGAGGTGACCGGCTGGTTGTCCTCGTCGTACCAGCCTGGGATGGTGACC